GCAGGAAATTCCTACACAAGATTTCACATTCATACTCGAAGCAACAAGATAATGCCTTTTACTAAGTTTACGAATCTCGATTTTGACCAAATTAAAACTTCAATTAAGGATTATATCCGTGCAAACTCTGATTTTACGGATTTTGACTTTGAAGGTTCTAATTTTTCTGTTTTAATCGACACGTTAGCATATAATACTTACATTACAGCATTTAATTCTAATATGGTTGTTAACGAATCTTTTTTAGATTCAGCAACTTTACGTGAAAATGTTGTTTCGTTAGCAAGAAATATTGGTTATGTGCCAAGATCTAGAACAGCATCACAAGCAACGATTTCATTTGATATTGTTACAAGTGGAAATACACCTACGTTGACTCTACAAGCAGGTTTAGTTTGTGTTGGATCATCAAATGACACATCTTTTGTATTTTCTATTCCAGAGACAATAACAACTACCACAACTCAAACTTTTGATGGTAATGGTAATGTTATTAGTAGCACTGGATCATTTAACAACATTTTAGTATATCAGGGAACTTATTTAACAAAAAATTTCAGTGTTGATGGTTCACTTGATCAAAGATTTATAATTGAGAACTCATTTGTCGATACATCAACTATTAAAGTTAAAGTAACAGGACCTAGTCAAACAGAAGCGAGAGAATTTCGTAAAGTTGATAACATATTGAATATAACTGACACTTCAGAAACATATTTAATACAAGAGGTCACTGACGAAAGATATGAAATACTTTTTGGTGATGGTATTTTTGGTAAAAAATTAGAAGATCAATCACAAGTTCTAGTCAGTTATATTGTAACTGATGGTGTTGATGGTAATGGTCCTTCTCAATTTTCATATGCAGGAAGTGTTGTATCATCAAGTAATCAAATACAATTACCATCGTCCACACCCACCATAACGACGATCTCAGCAGCATCAAATGGTGGTAGTATAGAATCAATAGATTCGATAAAATACTTTGCTCCTAGACTCTACTCGTCACAATACAGAGCAGTTACATCAAGAGATTATGAATCAGTTATACAACAGATATATCCAAACACTGAAACTGTTTCAGTTGTTGGTGGTGAAGAACTAAATCCACCTGAATTTGGTACAGTATTCATAACAATAAAACCTAAAAATGGTGAATTTGTATCAGATTTTGATAAGAAGAACATTCTATCCAATTTAAAAAGTTATTCTTTAGCTGGTATTAATCAAAAAATACTTGATCTTAAATTATTATACGTAGAAATAGAATCATTTGTTTATTACGATCAATCAAAAATAACTGGTGTATCTGAATTAAAGACTAATATCATAAATGGTCTGAATACATATGCATCTTCAACAGAAATTAGTAAATTTGGAGGCAGATTTAAGTATAGTAAAGCACTTAATGTTATTGATAGTGTTGATAATGCAATTACATCTAATATAACAAGAGTCATCATAAGAAGAAATTTAAAGGCATTAACGAATCAATTCGCACAATATGAGTTATGTTTTGGTAATAGGTTTCATATTAACCCAGAGGGTAAAAATATTAAAAGCACTGGGTTTATGATACAAGGGCAAAATGATATGTTATATTTCACAGATATACCAAATAAAAAAGTTGATGGTACATTAGATGGAAGTGGTAGAGGTGTAATAGCAATTGTTAAGGGAGATGCTGAATTGTCTGAAGGTCGTTTAGTGGTTGCTTCCGCAGGTATTGTTGATTATGTTCATGGTGAAGTAATAATTTCAACTTTGAATATAACAGCAACTGAAAAATCAAATAATATTATTGAAGTACAAGCTTTTCCAGAGTCAAATGATATCATTGGTTTGAAAGATTTATATTTAAATTTTTCAGTTGGTAATAGTAACATAAATATGGTTAAAGACACGATTTCATCTGGTGAACAAATATCAGGTGTAGGATTCAAGATTACGTCAAGTTATGCAAATGGAGCACTGATAAGAGGATAATATGATAACCACTGGAATTGATAAAAGAGTCAAAGTCCAACAGATTATTGAAAACCAAGTACCAGAGTTTTTAATATCTGAGAGTCCAAAGGCAGTAGATTTCTTAAAACAATATTACATTTCTCAAGAATATCAGGGAGGTCCGATAGACTTAACTGATAATCTTGATCAATACATAAAATTAGATAATTTAACTCCTGAAGTTGTTGTTGGTGAGACAAAATTAACTATTGGAATATCAACAAGTGATACTACTATAAACGTCAGTAGTACAAAGGGTTTTCCAAATGAATATGGGTTATTCAAAATTGAAAATGAAGTTATTACATACACAGGTATCACTACAAATAGTTTTACTGGTTGTATTCGTGGTTTCAGTGGCATAACAACTTATCATTCTGAAAATAATCCATCAGAATTAGTATTTTCGGATACATCAGCAATAAATCATGAAAATGATGCTACAGTTATAAATTTAAGTGCATTATTTTTACAAGAATTTTATAAGAAGATAAAGAAACAACTTACACCAGGTTTAGAAAATACAAAATTTGTTGATAATTTAGATGTTAGTAATTTTATAAAAAATTCTAAATCATTATATCAATCAAAAGGAACAGAGGAATCATTTAGAATTTTATTCAATATTTTATATGGTGAAACTCCTATAATTGTTGATTTAGAGCAATATTTAATAAAACCATCATCTGCAGAATATATTAGAAGAGAAATAGTTTTAGCAGAGGCATTATCAGGTAATCCTATTAACTTAGTAGGACAAACAATCATTAAATCAACAGATAATGATACTAGAGCTTCAATTTCAGAAGTAGAACCAGTAACCAGAAAAGGTAAAGTATATTATAAAATTGGTCTATTCATAGGATTTAATGATGTTGATTTAATTGAAGGTACATTTAATATTTCACCAAAATCAAAAGTAATTGGTAATGTTTCTGCAGGATCATCTGTAATTACTGTTGATTCAACAATTGGTTTTGGTCAAACTGGTACTTTAATATCAGGAGATAATAATAACATTTTTTATAAGGATAAATCTGTTAATCAATTTTTTGGTTGTGAAAATATTAATGATGACATTTTATCAACTAATGATATCAGAGCAGATGAATTTTATTTTGGTTATGAAAATGGAGATTTAAACAAAAAAGTTGAACTTAGATTAACTGGAGTATTATCGAAGTTTGTTCCTACTTCAGATATTAGATTATTATCAGATGGTGAGAAAATTAGTGTTAAGAATGTTGGTGAAAAAATATTAAATCCAACAGATGGTAAAACTAGAAAAGAAATTTTTGCAAATTCATGGATTTATAACACATCTTCTAGATTTAAAATTGAAAAATTTCAAGCAAATTTTAATACTCCAATATTATTTACAAAGGATATTGATAAATCAAGTTTATCAAAAGACGACAATGTTGAAATAATATTCAGAAATGAGGAAACTAGAGTAGCTAAGGGAGTTATTAGTAACATACAAGGTAGCGATATTACTCTTGATGTTTTAACTCTTGCTGGTATATCTACAATACCTGAAAGTAATAGAGAATATGATTTAAGAAGAATATTGAATCGTGCCTCATCCTCATCAACTGACATTGAATTTGGAAATGGTGTTTTAACATCTGATATTACAAATGTATATAATAATTTAAATAATACTTTTTTTGTAGCTGCAAACTCATTACCATCTTATTTGATAAATGCAACACTACCAAAAGGAATTTTGCCTAATGCAACTGCAGGGAATCAAATTCAGGGTTACGATCCTAATACATTACTATATCATGTATTATCATTTCCAAATTCAGTTCCATTTATAACTGGTGATGAAATTTTCTACACAGCACAGGGAACAACATTACCTAATTTACCAGAAGGATCATATTTTGTAGAAGTTATACCTAACACAAATAGTCAACAAATTAAATTATTTAAATCTAGATCCTTTATTCCTATTAATGACTATCAAGAGTTTGGGACATTGCCTTTAGGATCTGGTACACATACATTTTCTTTGGTAGGTATAAAAGAACAAGAAATAGCACCACAAAAATTATTAAAACAATTTCCATTAAGTCCAAATCTTATAAATTCATCATCTATTGAAACAACACCAGGTACAATAGGAATGTTGATAAATGGTGTAGAAATAAGAAATTATAAATCAGAAGATAAAATATTCTTTGGTCCTTTAAGTAAAGTAAGTTTATTAAATGGTGGTTCAAATTATGATGTAACATCACCACCCATTATTGAATTATCTGCACCAAGTACAGGTGGTGTAAACGCATTAATAAAACCTGTTGTTACTGGATCTATTAAGGATGTTCAAGTTGACCCACAAGATTTTGATATTAAAAAAATTATTTCATTAACAATTGAGGGTGGAAATGGATCAGGTGCAATTCTAAAACCCGTTTTAGCAGAGAGAAGAAGAGAAATTTCTTTTGATGCGTCATTGACTCAAAATTTAGGTGGTGTAGATAATACTAGTGAGAGAATAACTTTTTTAAGTAAACATAATTTAAAAGATGGACAACCTATAGTATATGATCGTAATAATAACCCACCTTTAGGAATAGGACCATTTCTTGGATCTAATCTTGGAGTATCAATAACAGGAATAGGAACTACAACTTTAATTAATGCAGCCACTTATTATCCTGGTGTTATTAACCCTACAACAATAGTATTATACCAAACACTTGATGATTATAATGCAGGTATTAATACAGTTGGATTTTCATCAGCTAATAAAATTGGTGTTCATAAATTTAGAGTTTTTAATAATGAAAAAACACTCAAGGATATAAGAGTTATTGATGAGGGTTCAGGTTATGAAAATAGAGAAGTTTTTGTAAAACCAACAGGAATAAACACTATTACAAATACAATTCATTTTGATAATCATGGATTCAATGATGGTGATAAAATTGTTTATTCAACAGCTGTCGGTGTAGGATCAACTCTTCCAACAACAATATCAGGATTATCAACATATACTGGTATCACTACAACTTCTATTTTTTATCAAGTAATTAAAGTAAATAGTGATTCTTTCCGTATCTCATCAGCTGGTTTAGGTGGAACAAGTATATCTGATTATCAACGTAATGATTATATTAAATTTTCAAATCAAGGCACTGGATTTCAGGTTTTCAAATATCCTGATATTAAATTAAATTTAAAATTTGAATCATCTAACGTAGGTGTTGGTATTATCACTGCAACACCTATTGTTAGAGGAAGTATTACAGATATTTTACTATATGAAAAGGGTGAGGGATACGGATCTAATATTTTGAATTTAGAGAAAAGTATCAATGTTAATTTTAAAACTGGAAAAGAAGCTCAACTTAAACCCATCGTATCAGGTGGTAAAATTTCTCATGTTGAAGTTCAAACAAAAGGTAAAGAATATGTCTCTGCTCCAGATTTAGAGGTTGTAGGATTAGGAACTGGTTTAGGTGCTAAATTAAGAGCAGTTCTTGAGGATGGAAAAATTTCTAGTGTTGTCATATTGGATGGTGGTTTACAATATCAACAAGATAAAATTGATATTAAAATAACTCCACCAGGAACTGGTGCAAAACTTGATGTAAGTACAAGAGGTCTTGTTGTTAATACATTTGACAGGTATGGAAAAGAAGCTATAGTAGAAAGTGATAATAAATTAGGATATTCTATAGTTGGATATTCAACTCAAGTTGGAAATGATCCATTCAAAGATTCTAGTGTTTCAAACCCTGTTCACTCTCCAATTATTGGTTGGGCGTATGATGGAAATCCAATTTATGGACCTTATGGATATAGTGATCCTAATGATCAAAACTCATCCATTAGAATTCTTAATACTGGTTATATTTTAGAACCTTCAAATGTAATTAATAGACCTACTGGTTTTAGTAATGGATTTTTTGTTGAAGATTTTAAATTTACAAATAATGGTGATTTGGATGTACATAATGGAAGGTTTGGTAGAACTCCCGATTATCCAAATGGAGTATATGCTTACTTTGTTGGAGTTCAAACAAATTCTTTAGAACCATCATTTCCATATTTCATTGGAAAATCATTTAGATCAGATCCATTAACTCAAGAAAAAAATATAAATCAAAATAATTTTGAATTTAATCAATCCAATTTAGTAAGAAATACATATCCATACAAAGTTTCTGATGAGTTTGCTGATAATGATTTTATTGTTGAGTCTAATGAAATAACATCACAATCATCAATTGTGGAATCAACGACATCTGGATCTGTTGATTCAATCAGCATTATTAACATTGGAGATAATTATAAAATTGGAGATGCTGCAATATTTGATAATACAAATACAAATGGTGGTGGTTTAAGTGTATCTGTAAAAAGTATACAGGGAAAACCAGTCACATCTATAGAGACTAGTGTTGACACTTATGATAATACAGTTTTTATATGGAGAGACCCACAACATGTTTCTGCATTTATATCAACTGCACCAAATTTAAATGATCATGATAATGTAATTGTATCTGGTTTAAGCACATCAGCAATTAAAGGTTTAAGTGGATCACATAAAATCGGTATTGATACTGCACAATGTTCAGTGTATAAAGAAATTCCTAATTCTACAACAACTGGTATAGTAACAGACATATATGTTTCTCATATACCTAATAATATATCGGCAGGTAGCAGTATTGGAATTGGAACAGAAAAATTATTAGTTTTGAATACTTTTGTAGGTAACAATGTTATAAGAGTAAAAAGAGGAGTATCTGGTATTCATACTGCATCAACTAAAATTAATTTAATACCAAGTTTCTTTAATATACCAATTAGAACTAAAGTTTTTGATTCAAAAGTAAAAGACATAGTATATTTTAATCCACACGAAACAATTGGTGTTGGAACAGTTGTTGGTTTGGGATCAACCTCACAATCTACTATTGGTGATTTAATAAGTGTTGTATCAACTCCAACTCGTAGCATCTTTTTACCGAATCATCCCTTTGAGACAAATCAAAGAGTAACACTAACAAAACCACCATTAGGTTATGGTCTTACTGTATCTGATGATGATGGTGTAACCACGTTCACAATTCCAAATAGTGGGAATAGTCAAGATATTTTTGTTATAAAAAAATCAGATGATTACATTGGAATCGTAACACAAGTTGGTCTAACAACTTCAACAAATGGATTATCATTTGTTGGGGATACAAAAGTAGGATCAAGTAATTTTGAATACCTTTTACAAGATAATCCAACTCAAGTAACAGGCACTTTACAACGTGTAGATGCGGTAGTTTCACTATCAACTGCTCATAATTTAAGAGATGGTGATGTTATAAATCTAAATTTAACTCCTAAATCATCAGTAGGGATTGGCACTTCAACATTAATAAATGTAAAATTTGATGAAACTACTCAATCAATTTTAATTAATCCTATTACTTGCACTAGTAGTGGAGTAACAACATCAACAAATAATTTTAACATATCAAATCATAATTTAAAAACTGGTGATAAAATTAAATATTCTTCAACATCTGTATCTCAGGGATTAACAAATAATGAATCTTATTTTGTCTTTAAAGTAAATGATGATAATTTTAAATTAGGTGAGACTCTTATTGATGTAAAAGGTAATCCAGCAAATATTGTTGAAATATCAACCACTGGTGGAACTCATGAATTTTCATTAATAAATCCACCAATCAAAGTACATAGAGAAAATAATTTAGTTTTTGGGTTAGGTCATACATCTCTAAATGGTTATGATTTAAATATTTTTTATGATAAAGATTATAAAAATGAATTTGTTTCTGTAGGCAACACTTCTAATTTACAAGTTATCAAATTTGGAACAAATGGTATATCTACAAATAATAATCCTGCTGATGCTACTTTAACTTTAAATTATTCTATTGATAATCCACCTGTTCTTTTCTATAACTTAAAAAAATCTGGTTTTATTAGTACCTCTGATACCGATGTTTCAAATTATAATAGAATTGAATATGTAAACAGTAAATATGATGGTCAATATAGTATTTTTGATGTTCCTAACGATCCTAATGTTTCTTATACAAATTTTACAATTTCTTTACCAGAAGTTCCTGAAAAACTATCTTATGCTTCGACTGAAACCAGTGTTTTAAAATACTCCACAAAATCCCTTCGAGAAAGAGGTCCTATCGATAGAGTTGGGATTGATTTTGAAGGAGATGGTTATGATAGTCTACCAACATTTGTTAGTTTTGGATCAACACAAGGAACAAACGCTACTTTACTTCCAGATTCAACATCAATAAACAGAGTTGATAATGTGAGAATATTAAATCCAGGATTTGAATATTCATCAGATTCAACCTTAAAACCAGAGGCATTTGTATCACCAGTTATTCAAATAATTAATTCAAACACCATCGATAATATTGAAGTAATAAGTGGTGGAAGCAATTATACTACAATCCCTGATTTAGTTATTGTTAATCCAGTTACAGGTCAAATCGATAACACTGGTCTTATTGAAGCAACTACTATAGATGGTAGTTCTGTAAATAGTGTTAATATAGTTGTTCGTCCAAAAGGATTACAATCAATTACACATGAAATTTTTGCTATTAACAATACAAATGGATCAACGGTAAATAAATTATTTTATGACTCTATATCTGGTATAGTTACTTGTTCATTAATTACACCAGTTTTAGGATTTACAACTGCTCCATTCTCTGTTGATGATGAAATATTTGTTGAGGGTCTTCAAAAACATGGTAATACTGGAACAGGATTTAATTCATCTGATAATGGATTTAAATTATTTAAAATAACATCAGTAAATAATACAAACCCAGCTACAATTGAGTTTGATTTATCAAATGTTACTAGTAACGCTGGTATTGCAAAAACGATACAAAATTCTTTTGGAACGATAATAAGTAAGGACGATTATCCTTCATTTAAAGTTAGTCAATCTATATTTAATTTTAGTGTAGGTGAAAAATTATCGGTATTAGTTGGTTCCACATTTGAACCACTTAACTTAATAATATCAGAAGCAACAAATGAATTTATAAAAATTGAAGAAAAAGTACCAGGTGCATTCAACTTAAGTAGAGGTCAAATATTAAGAGGATCTAATTCTGGAAATATAGGTCAAATATGCACCATTTCAAAAAATAGTGGTGTTTTTGAAATTAATTATTCATTAAGACAGGATCAAGGATGGAATGATGATATTGGTAAATTAAGTCAAGATTATCAAGTTACACCTGATAACGATTACTATCAAAATCTATCTTATAGTGTAAAAAGTTCAATAACATTTGATGAATTAATTAATCCTGTTAATAGATTATTACATACATCTGGTCTTAAAAATTTTGCAGATGTTGAAATAACTGGTATTACAAGTGCTGGTGTGACTAAATCTACAAAAACTGATGTCCTTGCACTTGATTTTATTGAAGAAAAAAGAGTTGATACAATAAATTTCTTTGATTTATCTGAGGATGTTGATACTTTTGACGGAAAATCAAAGTTTTTAAGATTATTAAATACAAAACTATCACCCTTTATTGAGTGTAAAACAAATAGAGTATTAAAAATAGATGATATAAGTACATTATTCTCTAACACTAATATTAATTTAAATAAATTTTTAAACTTACCATTAAATTCAAGATATGCAACATTTTTAATTCAGGCAAGAAACCCAAACAATGATAATATACAATTATCTGATTTAATTTTATATAAAGATAACAATAATGTTTTTACTGCTGAGAGATCTAAAATTCATAATACTTCATCAGAATTAGTTGAAATAAAGGGACAAAGAAATAGTGCAGGAGCTTTAAGTTTAGAATTTACACCTGATGACCCAGATAATAATGATTATGATATTAAAATACTTGAAACTTCATTTAATACAAATTTATCAGGTATTGGCACCCATAGTATTGGATTTATAAATTTAACAGGTGTTAATACAACAGTTGCTACTGCCTCAACATCAATTATTATATCTGCTGATATTAATAATACAGATGCTTTATTTGCTTCAATTGAAGTTAACAATGTAACATCTCAAGAAACTAATTTTGTCGATTTATATCTGACACATGATGGTAATGATTCCTTCTTATCTGAATTTTATTCAGATACAATAAATGGTCCAACATTGAATTTTATAGGAACATTTACCTCTGGCATAAGTACAAATAATATTTTGTCATTAAGTTTTGAAAATGATCAAGTGAATGAAGTTCTTGTAAGATCAAGAGTAATAGGAATAGGCACAACCACTGCAGGAATAGGAACTCATAGATTTAAATTATCAGGTCAAAGTGATGGAACAGAAAAAACAACAATATTACAATCTCATTTTTCTAATGTTTCCACATCATCAACTATTGCAAGTTTTTCAAAAAATGAGATTTCATCACTTAAAGGATTTGTAAGGGTATCAAGTGGATCTACTAGTTCTCTTCATCAAGTCCTTGTAGCACATAATTTAATTGATGCACATACAACACAATACCCATTTATTTCAATAGGTAGCACTTCAGGTATAGGAACATTCTCGTCAACTATTGTTGGTAATGATTTCAATTTGAACTTCCATCCTGATCCTTTATTTACAGGTGGCACTAATAATGTAGAAGTTCAAACATTTACCGAGGCATTTTATAAAGATGTTGATCTCCTTAACATACCTCCCGATTTACAATATGGAAGTGTAACTGAATCATTATCAATTGAACAATATAATGCGATTAATGGAACAAGATCTAATAAAAGAAGTTTTCCACTACAACACAATTCAATTCCTATATTTCAAAAACAATTTAATCCATCAGATAGTTCAAATTTAAATCCAGTAACAGGTTTATTTACAATCAAAGATCATTTCTTTGAAACTGGTGAAAGATTAAATTATGTCCCAAATTCTACATTTACTGGAATATCAATCACTGGTATTTCTACATCTGGTGGTGTTTTAGGATCTGAAGTTTATGCTATAAAGGAAACAAAAGATACTTTTAAAATATCAAAATCAAAACCAGATGCTGTTGCTGGTATAGCATTAACATTTACAAATTTAGGAAGTGGTAATGCACATGAATTTGAAATGTTTAAAAAGAATGAAAAAGCATTATTGTCAATCGATGGTGTGATTCAATCTCCAATGGCTTTTACACCAATTACAACAGATTTAGAATTCAATATTACTAACAATGTAACCACATTTAGTGTAACAGGAATTACTTCAATAACTTCTAATGATATTATAAAAATAGATAATGAATTTATGAAGGTGACAAATGTTGGTTTAGGCACTACTTCTGTAGGACCTATTACAGAGAGTGGTTCGGTTTTATTGCTTGATGTAGAAAGAGGAGTAATAGGTTCTGCTGCCACAAGTCACTCATCTGGTGCAACAGCAAGGTTATTCTCTGGTGGATATAATATTGTTGATAGCACAATACATTTTACAGATGCACCAAAAGGTTCTAATACGACACAAAAAACAAGATCTAATTTAACACCCGTTAAATCAGATTTTTCTGGTAGAGTTTTTCTAAGACAAGATTATAGTTCAAATGTTATATTTGATGATATATCCGATAGTTTTACTGGTATTGGAGAAACATTTGTAGTCAAGGTAGGAGGGGCAAATACATCAGGAATAACTACAGGCAGCACCATGTTGCTATTAAATGGTATATTCCAAACACCATCTACATTTAATAATACTGGTAATAATTATGAGTATAAAGAGATTGGTGGAGTAAGCAATGTTTCTTTCTCTGGACAACCTGATGTTTCTGCTGGAGGAGTCAAATTCATAAGTGATGTTGATGTTAATCAAAATAAATTGCCAAGAGGTGGTATTATTGTTTCAGTTGGATCAACTGGAGGTATGGGAGTTGCTCCATTAGAGGGAGCAAAAGCATCTCTTATAATTGGTGCAGGTACGTCAATTATTGGTGTTGTGGGTGTACCAACAACTGGAAAGAGTTTCAATGTATCCTCAGCTGCATTTAATAATACTACAGGTACTTTAGAAGTAACAACATCATCTAATCACGATTTTAGAAATATTAATGAATTTGTAAGATTCGATGGATTAGTATTTAATCCTGTGTTAGGAATTGATACAAATAGATCATATAGTGTTACTGGTATAATATCATCAACTACTTTTACAACTAATGTTGGAACTAGCACTATAACACATGCTTATGTTGGATCTGGAACAGTGTTTGAATATCAAGGAGACAATACCTTTGGATCAGGTTATCGTCATCCCGTATCTGTTGCAGTTACAGATAGAGATGGTAATGGTTCAGGTGCAGTGGTATCCGCTGTAGTTGGTGCTGGTGGTTCATTATCATTTAATGTTGTTAGTAATGGTTCTGGTTATACTAACCCTGTACTAACTATACCTCAACCATCATATCAAAATTTACCTATAACTGGGGTATCAAGAAGAGGAATAGGATCAACAACCGATACTGGAATAGGTGTTTCAATTACAATTGATGTTGGAAGTGGTTCAACAGGTGTTGGTATAGGAACAACTTTATTCTCTGTAAGTAATTTTGAATTAGAAAATAATGGATATGATTTTAAAGTTGGTGATGTGTTCAAACCAGTTGGTCTTGTGACTGCAAAGGGTTTATCGGATTTCGTAAGTGATTTTGAAATAAAAGTTACTGAAGTATTCCGAGATCAATATTCATCGTGGAATTTTGGACAATTTGATTTTATAGATTCTATTAAAGATTTACAAGATGGTGCAAGAAAAAGATTCCCATTATTCTTTAATTCTACCTTATTAAGTTTTGAAATTAATGAAGATGATGAAAATTCTCTTCTTATTAAACCAGGATTAAGTGATTTATTATTAATTTTTATAAATGGAGTTATGCAAAATCCTGGTGAATCATATGTATTTGAAGGTGGAACATCATTTGATTTCATTCAAGCACCAGATCCTGATGATTTAGTTGACATCTTATTTTACAAAGGAACTTTTGGAGTTGATTCTGTGCAGGTATCTGCAGGTTCTTCAATTCAACCAACTATTAAACCTGGTGATGTTGTTCAAGTAGTCAAAAATAATTCTGGCATCACTACGACACAGAATGAGAGAACAATATTTGCGATCACATCTTCTGAAGATGTTGAGACAAATTTATATACAGAACAGGGTGTAGATGAAGTTAACCTTAGACCTTTGCATTGGACTAAGCAAAAAATTGACAAGAAAATAGGTGGTGAAATAGTTTCAAAATCTAGAGATTCAATAGAATCACAAGTTTATCCAACATCTAAAATAATTAGTGATTTATCGTCAGATCCATTTTCAGAGTCAGGAACTGAATTATTTGTTGATAATGCTAGATTCTTTAATTATGAAAAAGATAGTGCCAATATAACTATACCTTCTATGAGTGCTTTGATTGTAGACTTTACGGAACCAGTTGCTGCTGCATTAACTGCAACCGTTTCTATTGGAGGAACAATTAGTGGATTAACAATTGTAAATTCAGGTAATGGATATTTGGGATCTACAACATCTATTTCCATATCAGCACCACCATCATTGGGTATTGGTATAGGAACGACTGCATCAGCAACAGCAACTATAACGAATGGTGTTATCACTAGTGCGACTATCACAAATCCAGGTTTTGGATATACAATCTCATCTGCTCCTCAAGTATTGATGCAACTCCCTAGACCAATTAAAGAAAAAATAACTGACATAGATGATAGTGAAGTTATAGGTTATAGTGGTATCATTACAGGTATTGGTGTAACTGATGGGATAGGAGGTCATCCATTAGCTCTTAAATTTGCAATAGAACCTGATTTTGTTAGTAATTTAAATTCTCAGATCGGTGATTTGCAGGTTGGATTCCCTATTCATATCTTTAATACCAAAGTTGGACATGGAGTGACCTCTGTATCAAGTAGTAACAATGCAATAGTAGGGATAGGAACAACATGTGTTGACAACATCTACTTTATAAACGCATTTAACACTGCTGCTGGTATCATTACATGTAATATCATGACTGGTGTAAATACTTCAGGAATTGATTTTAATTCTCCAGTTGGTTTTGGAACAGGAGAATTTTCTTGGGGAAGAATACGTGGATTTACCAGAAGTTCAAACCCAATATCAATTGGAGTTACTGGTTTAAGAGTAGACTCTGGATTAACAACTTACCCATCTATCCAGAGAAGAGGTTTTGGTCTTAGAGATACTGGTTCTCTAAGGAAGGATCTTGGGTAGTATAAATATAGAAAAAAGCTAATGATATGGCTGCAATCGTAACAGATCAATTTAGAATTCTAAATGCTAATAATTTTGTAGAGACAGTTGAAAACTCTGCAAATTCATATTATGTAGTGGTAGGTCTTGCCAATCCAGAACCAGCTAGTGTTGGATTTGGAAGAGTTGATGATTGGGATAATAAAACTCCTAATCCAAGAGATAGTATTAATTATATGAATCATGTAGGTGATACTCAAATATTTGGAAAAAAGATAACAAGTGCAAATATAAGAAGATTGATTAAAAGAAGAGATTGGAAACAAGGGACAAAATATGAAATGTATCGACATGATTATAGTGCAGATAAACTATCACCCATTTCAGGTAAATCAAGATTATATGATACTAGTTACTATGTAATGAATAAAAATTTTGATGTATATGTTTGCATTGATAATGGGTCATCTGGTATCACCACAACGGGTAATGCATCTCAAGACGAACCACTATTTACTGACTTAGAACCATCTAGAGCAGGTGAAAGTGGTGATGGTTATGTTTGGAAATACTTATTTACAGTTCCTCCTAGTGATATCATTAAGTTTGATTCAACTGAATTTATATCAGTTCCAGGAAATTGGCCAACATCATCGGAGACACAAATTCAATCTGTTCGTGAAAATGGTGACTCTACAATAAACAATAATCAAATAAAAAAAGTTTATATTGATAAGCAAGGAGATGGATACACAGAAAATCAAGTGGGTGTAGAAGTTGATATTATTGGAGATGGAACTGGTGGAAAAGTAGTTTTAGATACTGATAGTGATGGGAAAATTGTAAGAGCAAATGTTTCTTCAGGTGGACAAGGATATACTTATGGTATGATTGATTTAAAACCAATTGGTAATGCTAATGTTAATTCTAGGGCAAAGTTAATACCTATTATTCCACCATCAAGAGGTCATGGTTTTGATCTTTATAAAGAATTAGGTACAGATAAGTTACTTATCTTTGCTAGATTTGACTCTTCATCAAAAGATTTTCCTACAGATACTAAATTTTCACAAATAAGTATCGTTAAGAATCCAACATCTATTGGTTCAACTCAAGTTTTTTCAGAAAATCAGTTTTCTTCAGTAAACGCTATTAAAGTAATTGATCCAGCAGGAGACCTTGTAATAGGAAATAAAATGACACAAAATGTAACTGGAGGAGTAGCTAAAGGTTATATTGTATCATATGATAGTGATACTCAAGTGGTTAAATACTATCAAGATAGATCTTTGTATTTTAATGGTACAACAAAAGATCAAGAAGATTATGTAAACGTTGAAAGTGTATCGAGAGTTTTGCCATTTGAATCAAGTGCTGTTGAAATTAACGTTACAGGTGGTTTTTCATTTAAGGTTGATCAAAACTTTACTGGTATAAGCACTACATCATCTAATGGAAACAAAGTTGTCTCATTAGGTGTTAATTTCACAAATGGTCTTGCTTCACCTGAGATAAATAAAGGGTCAGGTGAAATAGTATATTTAGATAATAGACCTTTAATCACTAGAAACTCCAGACAAAAGGAAGACATTAAAATCATCTTGGAATTTTAAAAAATGCCACAAAAAACGAATTTAAATATAAGTCCTTATTATGATGATTTTAATAAGGAAGACAAATTTTATAGAGTCCTGTTTAAACCAGGATTTCCTGTACAAGCAAGAGAATTAACATCTCTTCAATCTTCTTTACAAAATCAGATTGAATCCTTCGGTAGTCACATCTTTAAAGATGGGTCTATGGTTATACCTGGTAATATTAATTTTGATAATACTTATTACTCAGTAAGAATAAAAAACACTCATTTAGGAATTCCAGTTGAATTATATCTTGAACAATTAAAAGGTTTAAGATTAAAGGGAGAACAATCAGGCATTATATTTACAATTGATAGTTTTGAACTCATTGGGACTGAAGATGATCTATCAGATTTTACACTTTATGTGCAATATTTACAATCTGGAGTAGATAACACTATCGGCAATTTAATTGATGGTGAACAATTAATAACAGAATCTACATTTGTATATGGTAATACTGCGGTAAATGAGGGTGAGAGTGTATTGACACTTGTTGAATCTAATGCATCAGCAGTTGGATCTGCTGTTGGTATATCTTCTGGTACTTATTTCATAAGGGGCACTTTTGTCGATGTATCTACAGATAAAATTGTTCTTGAACCATATTCAAATACACCAT